ATCAAATTAAAATGAATAAGCCTTTAACTTATAGTACGTTATCCAATGATGATCGTGCCACTATCGAAAGTGAGCGTGCGAAAATCATTGGCCGTATTTTCAAGAATCAGCTTGCTAGTGCGTATACGCACAAGTATGCTGTTACTGATGAACAAGCAAGTTATCTCACTGAGATATTCTCGCCTAAGATCGTTCATCAAGATTGTGGGCCCAACGTCCACTATAAGGATTCCTCTCATCCAATCCTCAGGATCCTTAATGATTACTCCGACTATTGCGCCAATAGCGTCGTTAGAGATATTTATCAAGCACACCCAGAAGCCAGAATAATTACCATCGGTGATTCTTCTAGAAAGAAGATAAACGATGGTGATCTGCATAATTGTATCCTCGCCAACAATTCTCGTGAAATGTTCAGGCTTGCAGGAACTAATGCTGTTAACAAGGTTTACCACTCATTATCTCAAGGTGGCAACCTCCCTGTGTGTTTTAAAGGCGCAGTTGAGTGTGATCAGAAAGCTGATTATCTGCTTTTCATGCACTCGACTTATGATATCAGCATGCAAACCTTTGCTGAAATATTCATCAAGAAAGCGGCTAAGAAGGCATATGTCTATATGCATATACCCGTCGAAATTTATGATCGCTCTCTAACTGGCACCCAAGAGAGTAAAATATATAACATTCGTTTCGGCAAGAAAACCGTTTTCTTTGGTATGAATGATTACAATATTGCTTACGAACATGACATAGCAATATGGGAAGATTGGTCAAAGATTTCAAAAATTGTTTTACCCAATGGTTTTTGTATAGTCCTAGAGCATGTTAGGGTTATTGGTTGTTTGCACATTATCTGCGCTAACTACGTTAAAGATTTTGGTGATATCATCACCATTAATATACCACTAGCTTCTAAATCAGGTTTCGCTTATCGCGTTCCTTCATTGCTTACTGCTGCGCATAACAATTTTGCGTATGAACAATCAAAACTTCCCCATTATATAGTACCAGCACACGTCGTTAACACGTTGACTAGTTACATAATGCGTTGTGCTGATGAAGGCTACAAATTCACCGAAGTCGCTATAGTTGGTTCTGGTGCCAGACGTAGACTGCAGATTGGAGAGAAAGTCTACGCTGGTGAGTTTGATGTCGACCCGAATTCCTGGTCTGATATCTTAATTTCAATATTTATCATTGGTGCTTTTTACCGCACCGAAAGAACCCAAACCATTAGCGAAGCCTTTAAGACTGCTAAGAATTACAGTAAGAGCCCATTTATGTTTGAATTGAGGAACTGTTTTTATAAATTTTTCGACAAGTTCGAACAAATTCCAGAGATAGACCATGCTGCTATCTGGAAGTTTAAAATAAAACCAGTTGAAGACATGTTGATCACAGGTATATATACAATTAAAAAGATTGATGTTGTAGAAGCTGAAGAGGAAGTTCAACTCGCATCTAACCAATATACATTGGATTTGCACGATGATGATGCCTTGACACTCAACAATTTTGATCTTGAGAGCAATGGCTCCGATTCCGACGACGACTCAGAAAAAGACCCAAAAGAGTACGTCGCTAATGTACCAGTCGAAGACAATTCAAACCAAAAATTCACCGAAGATAACGTTTCTGACAACGTGTCCTACGTAGAAGAGAACACCATTGAGGTTCCTGTCATGATTGAAAACAAAACCGTAATTGTTGATAAACCCGCTGCAGTCAGGGTTAACCCTCTTCAGATTCAAGAGGAAATTGATGAACGTATTATTAGTTTGTCCGGTTCTTGTTTAAATTCCAAAGGTAGACAATGTTACCCCTTAGAAATAACTACTAAATATGGGGATAAAGTCACCTACTACGAGAGCATTTCTAACGCCATTTCCCAGTTCATTATGGATCGTTTTAGTACACCTAAGTCAACCGTGTGCAAAATACATGTTAGAAATGACAAAGTCGAATTTCAAACTATCACGAAAGTCATTGTCGAAAACAAAATCAGCAAGATCCCAAATACTTTTTTAGGTGGTCATTGCGCTATGAAAAGCTTATGGGAATGTTTTGTTCAGAACAACAAACCGTCTGTCAAGAACTACCTTAAAATAGCTTACGTACAATTGAAACTTTCAGGAAAGTTTGATGATAAAACCATTGCTAACTACATATGCAATGGCGTTTGGGACACCTCCACAATTTCCATGGACGTTCTGCGTGTTCTTGCAGAATGGTATGATGTTAACGTTAGAATTTACAGTAAAGTTTTCACACTACTTGAAGATATTAATCCGAGAGCCACATTTTTGGCGAATATCTTCTATGAAGACTCACATTTTAGCAGCATCAGAGGTGGTGGTCATAAAGACAAATTCCCGAAATTGATCGAAGATTATCAAAGTATGATTAAAGGTTATAAACCGCACAATATTATCGAATTGAGCGCTGCTCCCGGTTTTTTGGTCAAAGAACTTGCCACAGCTTATCCAGATGGTAACATTTACGCCTGCAACTACAAATATGGTTTACCTTTCACAGTCAAACAACCTGAGAATGTTTACAAATTTGATTACGGTAAGTCAGAAACCATATATGAACTCATTAGAAAAGGTAAGATTTTTCAACCAGATCTTATCGTTTGTGATGTTGCACGTCCAACTAATTCTGAGGAACTTATAAATTCTTTTGTGAAAGAAGTTCATGAATATCTCAACGTTGCAGCTAAGGATAATGAAAAACCTTTTGATGTCATAGTTAAAACATTCGGTAATTGTGAAGCTGTTTATGAGATTGGTAGACATTTTGACCGCATGCAAATGCGTAAAGGCGTCGGTTCAGAGAGGTACTTCTTTTTATTAGGTTTCAATATTCAACCTTTGAGAACTATTGATGAAGTTTATGACGTCTACCGGCTCAGTGAGACCAATCATACTTACAGCATTCCATTGGATGACGTAAAATCATACGTTAAATATTTTTGTAAGGAGGACAATTTTAGTAGGATTAGAACTGACCTACTTAAGTGCTTAGATAATTGTAAAAAGAAAAATATTGACGGCAGTTTCGAGGCTATAACTGGCTTCGCTAGTGCCGCTAAAAGCTCTAAAGCTCTTGAGAAATACTCTAAATCAGTTTGGATCACCCCCACTAAACATCTTATGGAACGGTGGTCTAGCAAAGTCAGTTGTTGGACACCTCATCTGATATTCACTCAGGACCTGAACACTTACAAGCACATTGTCATTGATGAACTCACGCAATTCCCTCTTGAGTTCATCGCTTTGTTAACTTTATATTTTAATAAACCTATAACCATTCTTGGCGATATTTACCAAACGCCTTATTCCGTTTATCATGGGAATAATAAGTTCACCAAAATTTCATCCGTTGGTGTCGTTAACAACATTACCACAGTATTTAAAGTTCCGAAAGATATTACTAGCAAGATAAACGATCTCTTCGGCTTTAATATGAGAACACTTAGTGATGTTGAGAATGGTTTGATTTATTTCAAAGGGAAAATAGAAGATCTCAAACGGTATCAAATTATCGCGTTTAATGATAGCACCGTTAAAGGTCTCAAACAAAAAGGCTTTAAAGCCAGTACAATAACCACGTATACCGGTAGTCGTGAGCATACAATCGTTTTCTATATAGATGGCAATGCAGTTAGTTCGCATCTGAAACAACGAGTTGAGTTTGTTTATACTGCTCTTACTAGAGCTACTAATCAGCTCGTTATTACAGGACCTGCTGCTGAAAGTCTTGTAACCAAATTGCAAATAGACGGAACAAACATAAGAACGTTGGAAGAAATAAATCAAGTGTATATGTATGCGCACGTTATCAAAGAGGAAATAGTTGAGAATAAAGATATTCTGATGTCGACATTTAAAGAAAAAGTACCCACTGTCGAAGTCAATGTCAATCATGCTTTGGACACCATATCCGAAGTCATAGTACCTATTAATGATCACCCTAATGTATCAGAATATGTTGCACCTATTGTTCCCAGTCCCGGTACAGGATCTAACGTGAACACCACCGTTGATCAAGTTGTCCCTTTTGATAAGGAGGATGTTGTTCATGTGTTCACCAATAAACATCTTGGCATCCATCAAAGTAGTGGTTATGTGTACTCTACCATCAAATCCGCCGTCACCAGGTTAACAGCGAGCAAACCTCATATAAGACCAGCTGAATCGTTATTTACTATCAGCATGCTTAAACGAGGTTTATGTATGGCGACGTTCGGAAAGAACTGTGATTTTGATAAATTTCTCAAACTATTTAAACCTAAAGATGATGAACTACAGTACCATGCTTTACAATATTTTAAAGCGTTACAGAAGAAAATTAACCACAACCCAAGTCTTGTTAAGGAATTGCAAGAAGAGTTTAATGAATTCAAAACTTTCCTTACTATGTTTAACAAGAAACAGATGAAATACAAAAATGAGGAAGGTTTTGATACCTCAGACAAGGTTGGTCAGATTGTGGTCATGTTTGAAAAGAACATCAATGCCCTGTTCTCTGTTTACGCTAGATTCATTCTCATCAGGTTTCAAGAAATACTTAATCAAAATGGTCGAAATATAATCATTGCAACACATGATTCGGAAGTCGAACTCAATGAAGCTTATTTGAGAGCTATAGATAAAGTTGGTTTTCACGACAGCTGGGCCTGTAATGATTTTTCCGAATGGGATGCATCTTACAGAAAAGAACATATGTCGGTAGAGTATGAAATTCTAACAGCTGCCGGCTGCCCAAAAGATCTCGCTCTCTTCTTTAACAAATTCAGAAGCTCTTGGGCCGTCACTTATCGTAACAAGATCGGTAGTACTACCATCAGAGGTCATGAGAAACAATTCTCTGGTAACCCATTCACCATTTGTTTTAATACCATAATGAATGTTGCAATGTGTTATTCGTATTTTAATTACGATAATGAACGACTTGCTATGTTTAAAGGTGATGATAGCGCTGTATGCTGCGATAAGGCTAGTATTGCTGAAGACCGCAATATTGTCAAGTATACAGGCCATAAACTCAAATTTCACACTCTTAAAATTGGTGAGTTTGCCGGATTCCTTCTTACTGAAAAGGGCATATTCCCGGATGTTGTTCGTTACACAACCAAATTTTTGGGTAAACATTACCGTGACCAACAACATTTTGATGAAGCTAAACAATCCGTTCAAGAGAGAGTTGCAATGGTTAAAAATATACACCAGAAAAATCATGGATGTGCCGCTATTAGTTATTTTTATCCAGCCTTAAATGAAGAGAAGGCATCCATGTTGTTTGATTTCTTAAGTAATTCAAGGAAAATTGAATTTTCCAGTCTTAAGAAGGTGAACGTTAGAACTGTTCACCCTTAAAATATCATGATCTCTTCTACCTACGATCATTTACTTATAAATTATTTATTTCTGATAAATTAACAAATATTTACTCTTCATTTAAATTATTCAACTTATTTATTTAATTATTTAATAATGGCCGTACCAGTCGAAAACCAAATCGAAGGTGACATGTTTTCTAATCTGCATGCTGACACCGAAGTTCAAACTACTTCTGATGTCTCGCATACCCAATCTCAAGCATTGATTAGAAAATGTCTTCATCCTCCTTCAGCCGTACCTGAATTCTGCGGCCTTCCAACTAATGATGCCAGATCACAAGTGTGCATTGAGTGGAGAAACATGGAACTCAACGATACACCTCTTTTCCTTCAGATGGATAATACTAAGCCTGATTTTAATAAAGTTGTTGAAGCGACTCCAGATGATCTGAAGAAATTCAGTCTCGCTTTTCTGATACCTAATGGTGCTAGAGTCAATTCAATTGGTTTTGTTTACAACCCTACTATAGGTCGTATGACCCAAGACTTCAATGGAGTATCTCTCCAACAACTTTATGACTTCAAGAATTGGAGAAAAGATGTGAATTTGTTCCGTACTACCTACAAATCGACGACTTTTTATCTTAATGCCACCGCTTTCAACGACACTGGCATGGTTGTCGGTAATCAATTTAATCCGAACATTTTATTTTCGGGTGATTTCCTCTCCATGGCGCATGAAAAGCCTATGCTCTTCTATTCTATCGTTAAGAGCACTATTAAGCATAATTTGGCTAAAATTATTCAACGACCCACTCGTGAACAAACCGAGAAGTGGGAACGTTTTCCGCATTATCACAGATCTGAGATCATTCGTCAACTAGGCATGACTGTAACCGACATAATTACCCTAGACCCTGATACCTCTCACCAAATATTGTCTCTTGGTCGTATCAGCTCAGAAGAAGGCATCCACCATGTTCCAACTACTTCTCAAATTTTAGGCAACAGCTTGCGTTCACTTGGCTGCAAAGCTAAAGAAGGTATGTTTTCCATTAACCGCCTCAACACTATAACACCATCTTGGTTAGCCGGATCCAACACCTATGACGTCAATGACGGCATTAAAGGTCTTTACCAATGTTGGGTGGCTGAATTGGTTGGTGATGATGGTTTAGCTGTCACTCCTCTCTATGAAAATGCTCCAGTCGGCACTGATGGAGGCTCTGGAATTAAATCCTTGTATGACACCATGTGGTCAAAAGACATGACGTTCAGTTGGGTTAAATTCGACGGCCTTTCCCTCAACGTTCAAAACGGTGTTAGCACTCAATTAATAATCAAGAAATCCTATGTCGGATTTGAAGTGCAACCCTGTCCAGCTAGTGCTTGGGCCGGTATGATTAAATTAGGGCCAAAACCTGATCTCAACGCCATGCAAGCGATGATGGATGGTTTCTATGAACTCAAAGACGTCATGCCCGCCAGGTACAATTTTTGGGGGACTATCGCCTCATTGGCAGCACAAGGAGCTAAAACATTTGGTACTACAATCTTATCAAAATTGGCTTCACAAATACTTGGAGGTGAAAAGCGATCCTCTGGTACTGTCAAACAATCTTCAGGACCTAACCCAAACCGCATTGCCAATAAAGGCAGACCAAATTGGGCCGAATCAGGTGCACCAAACACCGCATCCAGACAATACGTTGACAAACGTGTTGGCCAAGCCATTGACCAGATGGCAAAGTTGGGAATTCGTCCTAAGAAGCCAGTGTTCAGACCAAATGTCACAAAGCGACGTAGAGGTAATAAGCGAGGACGCGGTAAGCCTACTGTAATTGAAGTTGTCAAACCAGCAGGTCGTCCTAGTTGGGCAAACAAATAATCAGCACTATTTATTATGGAGTATGCACTAGACCCTCCAGCTGTTTATTTATATTTATTTGAGGTTTTTCTAGTTTCCTCTAAATCAAGCTGTTAATCCACCAGCATCTTTTGTTTTATTTTCTTTGTAATTAAATTATTTATTTTCATATTTATCG